CCGTTCGAGAGGCCGCCGAGGCCGAACGAACTCGTGGAGTAGCCGGCGTCCCCGATGCCCGCCGCGCGGTTCCCGACGGAGACGACGCCCGCGAGCGTGGCTGCCGCATCAATAGCCGCGTAGTAGGCGGACGTAACCGTGCCGATCGCCGCCACGGCGGTCGCCGCGGCCGCCTGCGTGTTCAGGCCCCACATCACGGCCGTATCCGTGGCTGCTTGCGCGATCAGCCGCTGCTGCTCGATGAACTCCTGCGAATAGCGATCGCCGTGCGCCTTGACGAACTCGTAATAGTCCTGGGCGTCCTTCGCGAGCTTGGTGTAGTGGTCGTGGCTGTTCGTGTCGCTCTCCAAGCGATCCTTGAGGTCCTTGGCGACATCCTGATCCCGGAGCTTCCACAGCGCGTTGTAGTACCCGACGTCGATGATGCCCTTGTCCTGCGCTTCCTTGACGGCGAGCGCGTATTTCGTATCGGCGGCGATCCTGGCCTTGTCGGTATCGCTCGCGTAGAGGTTTGCGGCGTTGGCGAAATACTCCGTCCAGGCCTTGTCCGCAAGCGTCGCGCCCTCCACGAGGATCTTGTCGCGGGCCTCTTGCGCCTTGGACATCGCCTCGAATGTCGCATCCGCGTCTTTCAGGGCGGTCGTGTAGTGCCGCACGGCCCCTTCGCTGGCGTTGATGGAATCCGCGATGTCCTTCTGCGAGAGGCCGAGCTTCGTCCCGACATCGACCAAATGTTGCTGTGCCCCCGTGAGCGGCTCCATGTATTGCCTAGTCAGCGTGTCGAGGCGGTTCGCGAACAGCTGCGCGTTGGTCAGCACCGGTCCGACGAAGGCCTCGGAGACGAGGGTGATGTCCTTCCTGACGGTTTTTAAGTTGTCCAGGAACTTCGGGGAAATCAAATCCGGGTTAAAGAGGCCGAACTTCGAGAAGTCGGCGAGGCCGAGCAGGGACAGCGACTTCACGGTCAGCAAGAGGTGCGCGACCCTCGTCTCGAAGGTGTTCACCTTCTCGATGTTTTCGTCGCTGATGAGGGCGACCTTGGGAACCTCCAACAACTTCTGCCGGAGTTCTCCGAGCATCGGGATCAACAGTTTGCCGAGCTTGCCCCCGAACTCGTCCGTCGCAAGAGCGCCCTTCATCATTGGGTCCTGGACGCGCCCAGTCGCCTCGGCGATTTGCAGAAAGGCTTCCGTCGGCCCCGCTGCAATCAGATCCTTCACGCTCAGGCCCAGCATCTGGACGGCCCGCGTCGCGCTCGCATCGCCGCTCCCGAGTCTCGCGCTGAGCTGCTGGACGCCGTGCGACATCGTTTCCAGGTCCACGCCGAACTCTTTGCCGACGTATTGGAACCGTTGGAGATCGTCCGCCGACACGCCCGTCGCCCTCGAGAGTTCTTGCAGGGCGGCCGTGGAATGCATCAGGTCTGTCACGAAGTTCGCGATCGCGCCCACCGAGAACGCGATGCCGAACGCGCCGGCGAGGCTCTCCGCCCCGGAGATCATGGTATCGACGGCCGACCGGACAGACTTCGACGTGCCCTCGATCGCGCTCAGCGACCCGTTCGCCTTCTCGGCCGCCGCCACGAACTGCGAGAAGTCCGCCTCGAATTTGGCAGAGATGCCCGCCATTACGTGACCCCGTCCGGCTTCTCGTTCAGCATCTCAATCAGCACCTCGTAGTCATCCAGGTCTAGTTCACGGACCCAGTCGACGCGCCAACCGCAGCGGAGGGCGATGGCGAGATCGCTGCGGATCCGATCGCGCCACCCGTCCCGTTTTTTGCGGCCTCGCGTTCGGCGGCCATCGCCAATTCGTGCGCGTCGATGGCGGCGATGATTTCCTGAACGGACTCCCCATCGATGGAGTTCAACACGGCCGCGACTTCATCTAGCGACTTGCCGCGAATCTCGAGCGGTTCATCGTCGAGGCCGGTTAGGGACCAGTCGACGAGGAAGGCCAGCACGCGTCCCATCCCGACGAGCCGGAGATTGAGGCGCGATCCGAACTCCGTCGCGGTATAGAGAAACGCGAAGGCTTCCTGTTGTTCGCCGCGATTCAGCCGCTTCTTGACGAGCAGCCAGTCTCCGTTTGAAATGGTGAGGCGTTTGGTGTCCGGGCGGACGACACGTGATCCCATAACTCGGCTCGTCTCCTTTGATTACTGCTCCGGTGGCCCCAGCTTCGCGACCAGTTGGTTCGTCCCCACGTCGATCGACTCGATGCCCCACGCCCAGAACCCGCCGGTGCGCGGTGCCGAAAACAGCAGCGGGCGCTGGCGCAACTGAAAGGGCTCCGCCCGCACGCACGTCGCCGACAGCGTCCAGCGGTCCTGAGCGTCCTTGCGGATCGTCCAGGTGCGCAAGGTGGCCGCCTGGCGGTAGCCCCACAGGATCGCGCCCGTGGTGCCGCTCAGGCGGAGATGGCGAAACAACGACGGCGCCCTACGGAGCTTCCGTCCAGGGACCCGCCGCCATGAAGGTGCCGGACACCTTCGGCGCGGATTCCACGCTGCAATCGAGGTCGGCGTCGAGATACGCGAGGCCGGAGAATTTGAAGGTCGGCTCGCTGGAGTTGGGCGAGAGCTCGAGCAGGCCCGGCACCGTCGCGCGCGTCGCCGCGAAGAGGACCACGTTCGATGAGTTCCAGAACCCGCCGATCGAGCCGCTGATATCGGCGAGGCCGGGCACGTACACCTTATTGGTGTCACCGAAGCAGGTGACGTCCTGCTTGCCCGTCTTCAGGGACAGCTTCCACGCGTTGACGCTGATGAGCGCGACCGGCGTGATGCCGGCGGGGTCGTATTTGATGGTGCCCAGTCGGCCGGTGAGGATCGCCATGCTGCCCTGCCTTTCAGAATCGATTACGTGATGGAGAATTGCGCCCGGTAATGCCCGCCCCGGTGGAACCAGCGAATCGTCGGATCGAGTGCGTCGACTTCCGTTTGCCGCAGCCGCGCTTCCCGGTGCACGGTCATCCGCGTATAGCCCGCCACGGTGATCGTCCCGTTCTCGAGCAGCACGTCGATCCGCGCCGCCGCGGCTTTCACGTTCGCGCCCGCGGTCGAGAGCGCGACAAACTTCACGAGATAGAGCGCGTCTTCGTAGGCCCGCCCGCCGAACGTGGCGACGTCCACTTCGTCGGCCAGCGAGATGATCACGAACTTCGTGGCGCCGGGACTCGCCTCGTCGATGAACACCCCGTCCGTGGCCATCGCCATCAGCGTCGTGTCGGCCAGGAGTTTCGCCGTCAAGGCCGCGTCGATGTCAGAGGAGTCGACCACGCTCACGTCTCCGTCACCGCCGTCGCGCCCCGGCGGAGCACCATGGTTTTGATGCGGTCGACGACGACCCGCTTCCCCTTCGCCACCGTCTTCGTGAAGATGTGCGTCGGCGGCGTCTTCCCCCACATGGCGCCGGTGTCATGCTGGACGCCCTTCGCCGTTGTGTAGTGCCGCGCCTGCGAGCCGTTGTCAAAGAGCCAGGCGATCGGCGAGCCGCTCGTGAGCTTCAGCCCGGTCGTGTATTGCCCGGCCACTTTCAGCGGTGAAATGGTGAGCCGCTTCTGGAGCGTCCCGGTATGTCGGTGCGCCCCGTACACGGCGCTGATCGTGACGTAGGCGGCATTTACTTCGCCCTCGACGATGTGCTTCGCCTCGCCGGCGCACTCCGCGGGCATCTGCCGCAGGGCGTCCATGTAGTCCTGTAACCCGTTCCAGACGACGAACGCCTTCATACGACGTTCCGCCCCTGGAGCAGCCGCACCACGATCACGATGAGGATGATCACGAGCAGCAGATGAATGAGCCCGCCGCCGACTGGAAACACGAACGCGCCCGTGATCCAGACGATCAGCAGCACGAGGATGAGCAGTTCGAGGAGTCCCATCAGACCACCACCTCCACGCAAATCAGCTCGAGGTCCACGTTCCGCTCCTGCGGGTTCGCCACCGCCGTCACGTTGAGCCGCCGCCCGTTGAACACGACGCGCGTCTTCGTCGTCACGTCCGCGCGGTACCGGCCTTTCACGATGTGCGAGGCCTCGGCGATCACCGTCCCCGCGGCGATGCGCTCGAGGTCTCGCGTCGACGCCGGGGTGATGCTGCAGTACCACGTCGGCGGCGCCAGGTCGGCCCACGTTTGCGTGAAGCCGCCGTCGCCGTCCGCCACGGGCGACCCGGGGTTCTGCAGCAGCACAAGGTGGCGCTGGTCGCCGATCGTCATGCCAGCGCCGGGTCTCGCAATGACACCAGGAGGCGTTCAATGGCCGTCCACGTCAGTTCACTGAGCGTCTGGTTGTCCCCGCGGAGCTCATACAAGCTGGAGAGCAGGAGCAGAATCGCCGCGGTGACATTCGCCGGCGCCGTCGCTGGACTCACCCACAACGGATCGGCTTGCGTCTTCAGATACCGAAGGACAATCGCTTCCGCCTGATCGAGCTTGGACTGAATCTCGACGTCGCCGGGGTCGAGGGCCGGCGTCGTGATCCGCAGATGCGCCTTCGCTTGGGTCAGCGTGACAAGGATGGCGGCCATTTACTTGCCGCTATCCCGGCCGTCGCGGCCCCTCTTAACCATGAGCGTCCAGGCTTTCGAGCCGTCACCCGGCTTGCTCGTCGTCGGTTCGTTGCAGTGCCAGCTCGAGCCGGCCCACGTCACCAGGTGCCCGAGCTCGTAGTTCTTCCCGTCCTGATAGACGCCTTCAAACGAGAGCCCCGGCGTCCCGTCCTGGCCGTCCTTCCCGGGCGGGCCGGGTTCTCCCGGCGGGCCTGGCACCACCGGCCGCGCTTCGAGCGTCGCCACCCGTTCGCGCAGCGCGTCGAGGTTGGCCCAGCGGGCCTCGAGCGTCCCGATCTGCGCCTGGAGGGCCGCCTGCGTGGCCTGAAGGGGCGCCACGGCGCTCTTCATGGCGAGGACGACCGCATCGGCCATCGCGTCGGCGTCAAACACGGAACGCCTCCAGCGCCTTGCGCTGCAGGCTGGCGACGAACTTCGCGGCCTGGTCCTCGGGCGGCGGCACATCCGCGGCCGGGAGTTGGGGCGGCATCACGGGCGCCGGCGGCTTCGCAAACGGATCCCCGGCGTCGCGCTTCGCGAGCGCCTCGAGCGAATAGTTCTGCTGCTGCGCCAGCACGGCCGACCCGCCCGGCGTCGGCCCGAGGCCGTGGTACTTGTACCGCGCCTCGTCGGGCGACATCCCGCCGCCCTCGATCGCCGTCTTCGCGGACGTGACGCGCGTCACGGTGTCCATCCAGATCAGGTCGTCGATATCGAACTCGGTGCCGTACTGCGTGCCATTGATCGGGTCCAGCAAGCCGAGCCCCTCGTCGTGACACTTCTCGAAGTTCGTCGTGAGGCTCTGAATGCACTGACTGTGGTACTTCAGCAGCAGCGGTTCAAAGTTCGCGTATGGCGGCGGCGGCCCGATGTCGACGAGGTACGGCGGCACGCCGAACCCGCTACAGACCTGCTCGGCCGTAAGACGGAGTTGATCAATTAGTTGCGAGTCGACGGCGTTCTGCATCAGTTGATTGACGGTCAACTCGCCGCCAATAAATGCGACCTTGCCGTAGTTGTTCCCGCCGTACTCGGCTTCCCACGTCGCCTTCAGCCGAGCCAATTGCTCGTCAGAGATGCCTTTTGGCGCGGTGACGATCGTTCCCGGCTGCGCGCCATTGCTGAAGAAACGATTGGAATTGTTTTGAATACTTAGTCCCTGCGTCGCAGCCAGAGCAATCGCGAAGAGGGGCGGCACGCCGATCAACGGGTGAAAGGGCGTGATCATCGTGTCGTGAATGATCTCGCTGGCCGGGAAGATTCGCGGCAGTTCGTCAGGTAGCCCGGAGAGATCATCGCGCTTCAGTTCGTAGTACACCGATCCGTCGGTCGCCACGAGCGGCGTCACCCGCGTCGGATCGAGGACGTAGAGCGCCGTTACGACCCGGCGGTTGTCGCGCTGCTTCAAGACGTACGCGTTGCCGGCCAGCAGCTTTGACAAGATGTACTGCTCGACGTACTTGTTGATCGTCTGGTAGCGGTTTGGCTTCCGGAGCACGGGCGAAAACGCTGACGATTCGGTGTCAGTCCAGACGCCGTCGTCGTCCTGCTTGACGAGCCGGAGGCAGAGCTTCCCGATGTCGGTCGCGATGAGGCGGGTACAGGCATACACCGCGTAGTAACTCAACGCCGTGTCGACGCGGATCTCGACGTTCTGCTGCCAGGCGCCGGTGAACGACTCGCGAATGATCGGCCACCACGACCCGCCGCCGCGGCTCGACAGCGGCGCGAGCGGGAGCGCCTTCGTCCGTGCGATGGTGAAGGGCCCGATCTGCATTTACTTCTTGGGCTTCGCCGGCGGTTTGGGCGGATCCTCCCGCACGGCCAGGCCGAGCGCCAGGACCGTCTCCGCGAGATCCGCCGCCCCGATTAGCGGCGTGTCGACGATGGTGTAGCGCGCGTTGGGCGGACGCTCGATCCCGTCATAGGTGTGAAACTTGATCGAGCGAACGGTGATCACGACTTGCCCTCGGGCGTGCCGGCCGTCAAGCCGAGCGACGCCGCTGGATCCGCCGTGAACTGCGCGAGCGCCGCCGTGATGGTGGCCTGGTTCTCTTGCAGGTCGGCCAGGACCGACGCGGTCACCGGCTGCACCGCCAGCGTCGGGTGTCCGTCGTCCCGCAAGCGGTTCAACAGATCCCGATTCGTGGCGAGCAGGCCGACGCGGCGGTCATACACCGCCAACGCCGCCTGGACGGCCGCCATCGTGTCCGGATGAATGTTCAGTCGGGCATAGTCCTTCAGCCCTTCGTACTCCGGGCCGAGGGTCGCGAGTTGCGCGTCGATCTCCGCGATCGCGTCAGTGACGGCGCTCATCGCGTTACGCCTTCGGTTCGGTCACGCCGGCGCTCAGGCCGAAGTTCGCGGCGACGGCGCTCGAGACGGTCAACGTCACGGTGTCATGAATCGTGACGACGCCCGCGCCGAGGTCCGTATCGCCCGACACGTCATAGACGGTATCCGCGGCGGCGTCCCCGGAGATCGCCTTGAAGGACAGCGGCGTCGCGGGATCCTGCGAGAAGGTACCGTCCCCGCTCAGCACGGCGATGGTGAGGGCGCCGTCGATCGTGGCGGGCTTCCCCGCCGAACTCTGCGGCTTCGCGTTGACGGTGATTTGCTCTTCGTTCGTGCACGTAATGGCGAGAGGCATGGAACCTACTTTCAGGAACACGCGGTGACGGCGGTCGGGCCATCACCGCGGACGGGGGTTTACACGTAGGCGGCGCCGGAGACGTATTTGACGGACGCCAGACGGGCGCGCGCCCAGGAGACGAATCGCTCGGCGCGGAGGCCGACGAGGTTGTTCTGCCAGAGACTCACCATGACGGTCGTGGCAACCGCGGGCGAATCCGGGGCGGAGTCCATCTGCACGCTGGCTTCGCGGCTGACGTCAATCGTCACGCCGCCGTCGTCCGCGTAGAGAATCCCGCGGGCGTCGAGCAGCACGATGTTGGTGCCCATCGCGGAGCTGGTGACGACGGGGATCCCGAGGATCGATCCGCCGCTGGTGCCGATGCTGGGGAACATGGGCTGGCCGAGGGGGTTCAGCGCCGTCGAGAGCGCAAAGGCGTTCGCTTCCGACATCAGCAGCACGGCGGTGCCGAGGCCGAGGTTCGCGGCGACGAAGGTGGCGATCAGCGCCTTGATATCCGTGACGGCGTTCGCGGACGACGTCCCGCTCGAGGCAATCGCGACGGTGCCGTTGGTGATCGAGGCCGGCGAGATCACGCCGACCGCGGCCACCGCGGGATCCGTGAACTGCGCGTCCATGAACGCGGCGATGCCGGCGATCATGTCCTGGCGCACGGTCTCTTCGGCGGACGGCGTCGAGAGGCGCACGAGCTCTTCGGTGAGGACGATGATCCCGGCAATCTTGTTCATGCCGAGCGTCACCGCACCGAACCCGAGCTTCGTCACCGGCTTCGCGAGGCCCTGGCCCACCCATCCATACGTTCCCCCCGCCGTCTGTGACGGGACGCTGACGTTGAACGGGACGCGCCGCAGGCTGGGGATCTTGCCGATGATCGTGGCCGGGCGGAGGAGTTCGAGGAACTCGTCGATCAGGTGCTGCACGGACGGGACGAGCGGCGCGGCCCACGTCGCGTCAACGGTCGTGCCGGCCGCAACGGCCGCCTTGATCATCAACTCGACTTCGGGCGTCGTGTCCTGCCACCGCTTCGCGTATTCGATCGCTTCCATCTTGTCGCCGCGGCTGCGCGCAATCGCCATCGCGTAGCGGGTAAACGCGGTGCCCTTCGGGAGCAGCGACTTCACCTGGATGACGCCGCCGCCACGCTGCGTGCTCGCCTGGTCGGGCGTCTTCGCGGTGATCGGCAGGGCTTTGGTGAGGTTCGTCTGTTCGAGCTTGCGCAGGCGGGGCAGGTGTTCGTCGACGCTTTCGACTTCGCGCTCGAGGGTTTTGTACGCCTCGGCCTGCGTCTCGTCGAGCGTCTGCCCGTCCGACTTGAGCATCATGTCGTTCATCGCGGCCACTTTCGCGGCGCGGGTGTTCTCGAATTGCGTGATCTGGTCTTGAATAGTCATGGGCGTCGCGGCCTTCACCGCTGTAACTACAGGCAAGCCCGTGGCGCCGGGCGGATGGAGGGCTGACGCGCCCAGGTCGCATTGCTTGACGGAAAGCACCGTGGCTTCCATGTTCGCGGGGATCGTGACGAGCGACAGTTCGCCGATCATGGTTTTGGCCCAGCGCAGGACGCCGGACTTGAGCTTCGTCGGGGGCGCGAGGGGCTTCCAGCCGATCGACGTGCCGCGAATCAGCGGCGGCGTCGAAGTCAGCGAATCCCACGCTTCGTCGACGCGGTCCTTGGCCTTGCCCGGCTTGGTGATCAGCGGGAGCGACGCGGTGAACGTGACACCGTCCGCCGTCGGCGGATCGAGTGTCACCTCGCCGATCGGAGCTGTGGG